CCAGGCCCTTGAACCGCCAACGTCGCCGCCGCTGCCGCAATCTTTGCGTCCTTCTCTTCATCGAAAAATATCTCGGCCATAAACGGTGTATTATCCAACATGATTTTCAAATCACGAGTGTGATGTTCTGCGTGACGCAATACCTCCTTAATGACATGATCGTTGTAAAACGTTTTGAGAGATGTATAATGCGACGAAATAATACCTTTGATATCTTTCATATGCGTGGGTGAGAACCCCCAGTGCTTGGGTATATTTGTGTCATCGAAATCCACGCCGTAATTAATAATCGACGGAATAACATCCATGAGACGCGCCATCGTATTCTTCATAAACTGGATACTCTTCACGGTGGTTTCATCTGTGGCCGACATAAGTACGGTGCTGCTCTTATTAATTTCGAAATCGAGTATTGTATCTACGATACGTTCAATCTCTCGGAATTTGGATTTGGTTTGTTTCGCATACTGTTGAAGAAACCCGATAACAGCGGCGCGAAGTTCGCGATTCTTCGTATGAAGATAATTCTTCAAGTCGCGCATCTCTTCGGTGTCTTCTTGAACATATTTCGGTGTTGGCGAGTTCAATATCGCAAGTATAAGTTGTCGCAATTCTCTCGGAATAATACAACGGTCAAGGTCGCTGCTCGCCGGTTGTTCGTGTTCGTGTCCTCCTTCACCATGACGCCGACCAGGATCCTCGCTCTCGCGGTCGTGGTCACCGCGTTCTAAATGAAGAACCGCATCCTGGAATCGTTGAAATTGCGTATTTTCTTGCGGGCGATTCCTTGCTAATGTTTTATAACTGGCATCCACCATTTTATGACCATTCACCGCTTTTAATAATCGTTCAAGACTCTTATCATCAAATATGTTCGAGTCCTTTTTCAATTTGGAAATCTTCGTATCGATTGTATCCGATGAAAGCCAATCCTGAGGTTTAGGTGGGCAAATCTCTCGAAGTGCCGGATGAAGATACAGCGCCACGGCAGTTGCGACCGGATTATCCCCGACATTTTCCTCTGACCCCGACGTTGTCCCGGCGTATTGCTGATTCATCCGACAATAATGAATAAACGCGCGATAGATTGTTTGCTCGTTGAATGACGCAGGAATATTCGGATACTGAAAACGAGTCTCACGATTGTCGATGATCATCGTCGGGCGTGTCATCACCGCCATATCTCGCAACGTTTTCGTCAAGAATCCAATAATCCGGTTATGATGATGTATATTTTGCTCCCGTTCCATGAAATAATCGACCACACGCTTGCTACGACGATCGACCGGTTCGTTACAGCACGCATTTTCAAGGAAAGGTTCGCTCGCCATATTCAGAAGTAACGGGCTACTGTTCTTCACGATATGATGGATCATCTGTTGAATCGAAAGACCGAAATATTGACACTTACTTTCGAGAACCGCGAGTTTGTCATGCTGACCATGATATCCGCGTTTCATATCAGTAATGAGTTGATTCGTAAAATCCGCCGCAACATTCTGAGGTGTCGGCATGTTATCCAGAGATTTCATCGGCGGCATAAAGTTATCCCACCGTAAGATCGAGAGATTTTCGGGGATAGCTTCGCCGCCGCCTGCGCTACCCTGTCGCAAATAATCCCTCTTGATTTGTAGTCGCTCTTTGATAACCGGTTTGGTAAGAATTGTTGTATCCATTAACGTCTTCATCTTTGCCAGAATATCTCCCTCCTTCTTGAATGATTTCAAAGTATTCCATGGCTCGATACTGGTCTTGATCTTATACGCAATACACGCGATATACGTGAGTCCACTCATATCACCATCTCCGTCGATTGGATAGCCTGAAAATGAACGAATACATCCCGCATGTGTTTTTCGCGTTTTTGGTGATGGTATTACACACTGAATCGAAATTCCGAGATAACACAGAGTAAGAAGTAACAACGTCTGAAAGAATATTTCTTTATACGGCGGAAGATGTTTTCCTTTCTCTCGAAACATGCGTTCAGATTTCTCACGGTATTTTTCTTCGGTCGGCACCGATGTTTCTAGAAGAGCAAGAGTATGCTGAATAATAAACTCACGTTCGCTGTGTAAATCAATTCCCATATATCCAGACATCGTTGTAATAATATTGTTAATGATACGCGCATTCGGGCTATCATACTTTTCTAATATACTCATGCCATGAAGTCCGGCTTCGCCGCCAGCTTTTGCCGCACCAGCCCCGACAGGTTTTGCTACATTTAGTATACCTTCCCCCAGATCTGCCTCGATGATATCTCTCGTTACAAGGCGAAATCCTGCGTCATCAAATCCCTCTTCCGTGACGTGTTCGATTTTCTTGATGAGTGCGCCACTATATTTATCAACCCATGCTTCACCGTCATCACTTATGGTGCCACGTTCTTTACATATCGTGTCGATGACCACCGATAAGGAATTCGCGCCACCTGAGCCTTGAAGAAACGCTACCGCGATGGCTTCATAAAATGATGGCAACAATTTTGCGTTTGATTTGATACAATATAACCAGTTGGGGTCTTCATCCATGATTTCATTCGCCTTACGAGTAAAGCTGGTAATAAAAAGAAGGATGTCATGTTGGCGTTTGACGAAATCGGTTTGGGCGATAATCTTATCTTTGAGCGGTTCCATCGGCGAAATGATCGCGTCGATATCGCCTTCGGCGTCGGTATCTGCGTCGGCGCCACTTCCGGCTCTCGCGCCTGTATTTGAATGGAACCCAAGCTTATATTTTCGATCGTTGTATTTGTAAAATTCCTTGTGCTGTATTTCGCTAATGCGCGCAATATTTTTCAAGTCATACTCAAATTTTTTATTCACAAATTCCATGAAATTCTCTCGGGTAACCTGATACTTTACATCAAACTCGGCCTTCATCTTGTCCAAGAATGCCTTTTTGATCGCTTCGGTTCCTTCTTTCGCATCGACATGCGTCATCACACTCTTTGGCGCGCCTTCGATTTCACTCATTTGCGACATTAAATCCCGGGTTGCGTCCATCGCCAAAGGAATACAACTACGATTCACGTTACAAAAATAATTCAGGTCATTACTGGGTATCACATCGGGAATACTTGTATCGCGCACCCATTTTCCGTTTTCGCGTTTATAATATAGAAACCTAGTTTGTGTTGTTCCCATGTCGTCATCTTCACTCGGAAATCCCTGTCTTGCTGTCCCGGTCATCGCTGGTTCAACATATTCTTCTTCTTCGACAACCGCATAGTCACCATCACTAACTGGGCGCATACCTGGTCCAATCATGATTGCTTCGGCTTCTTTCTTCGCATTCTCATAGGTCATCTTTTTCTTTTTGATGAGTTCATCCACTAAGAACATCGAAAAATCAATATTGCTCATCGATTCTTGTTGCTCAGGATATGATTCCAAAAAGTCATAATCCGTAGTATCATATTTCTTATCGAAAAACACAGGTTGGTCGCTATCGTTGTCTTCTTCGATTGCTTCTTGGTTTGGATAATTCTTCGCAAGAACCATATTCAGGCGTTTGGGTTGAGCGGAAGACGCCGCAGCACCACCACCATCCCCACCAGGCACCCCCGGTACACCAGGCGCACCTCCACGCATCGCACCTACATTACGCAACTTCTGGCTTTGTTCGCCAAGAACAAGATTAAAATCAAACGGCGTAATCAAGTCAGTCGTTGTGATCGCAACAGCATCCATATATAACTTCGCATAATCCAACGCAAGCATACGCGAGAGAAGTTCAGATGATGATAGCAGGTGTTCGTTGTATTCGGTCTGTTCAGCCAACCCAGCAGCATACGCACGACCCCGCATCTGCTGACGTTGACGTTCATCAAAACCGCCAGAAGACCCAGGCGGGGCGCTTGTTGCGGAACGAACTTGCGTATCTAAGAGTCCATACGCCTTAAATACATCAGCGTCCATCATTCGCCCAGTCGCAATCAGTTTGTATATCATGCTAACACCCATATAACGCACGTTGTAATGGTAAGAACGCAAACGCCCAAACTTACGGAAATTCGTCGCATAATTTCGTTTATATTCAAGCACGCGTTCATATAAAAATGTCACGATTTCATCATACTGTTTAACATTAAGGTCTTCTTGATAGACAAGAAACGGTTCAATAAATGCGAGAACATCTTGAAGCGTAAGCCGACCATGGATATACTGGCGCATCATTTCAAAAATATTACGGGTTTTTGGTATAATAACTTCAAGGAACTTCCGATACTTATCACGGTCGTTCATCGCTGCGGCTGCTCCTGCTCCTCCTCCGCCGCTACTGCTACTACTTACCGCTTCTGGTTCAAGGACAAATTGTTTGATTTCATGAAGAAGAGAATGCGCGTTCAAATCGAGCGGTGTATCCAAGTTTTGAACATCATGGGTTGTTATCGACATCATCTGGCGCAGCATATCCCAATAATGAACATGCTTTGTATTGAGGTCGGATTTGTCAAGAATGTTGATACTCGGAAGGGATATACGGGAATAATTCATAACTGGTTCTGGGAAGGTCATGAACCCGACGATATTTATGCGGTCATTTGATGTGAGATTCGTGAAATCAGTTGTTCGTTTTAAAATTGCGGTGGGTAGAGCGACGCCGGGGTCGGAAGATAAGGAGGTGGTATGTTGTCGAACCTTTGATAATCCCAAGTTATATTTTTGCGTGACGAAACGACGGCGTTTTACTTCTTCGTTATTTACAACTGACGAGTAAAAGTCATCCAAGTTATCAATCACCGCGGTGATATTTTCATTTACTTGACGCGAACTAATAACATCATGTGTATACCGTGGTTCGTATGAAGGCGTAAAATGACGTGCTGAGAGATTTGTCATATATTGAGCATATGTCAGCGAACCATCATACCATTGACGTTGAAGCTGATTTTCCGTCTCTCGTTCTTCCTGTATAAGTCGAGGAACGATATCCATTTCAGATGCGGTTCGCTCATCAATCGGTATATCATAGATTACTTTCTTCGTTCGAACAACGGGTATAATCCATCGAAGCGCATGATCCATACGCATGAGTGTATCGACGAGTGGACGATACAACGCACTCTTATGTGGTGGAACAGTCGGATTGCCATTTTCATCAAACTGAGAGAATTTATGACGCAATTCGCGAAAACGAAGCACCATTCTTTGAATATGAGCCATCACCGTCCTGGTTTTTTCGAGAGAAGGAACATTCGTAATAAGTGCGTCTAATAAATCATCACACTGCTTATCTAAATTAAACCGACGATTCTCATCTGGAATATCGACTGTTTGAACAAGAACATCCAATTCTTCTCCTACTTCGATTTGGTCGGCGTCGATGATTATCGAACGTAATTTCTCTCGAAGTGCCGATACTGGAACGCCAGCGGCAGAGGCAGCGGCAGAGGCAGCGGCAGAAGACGACGAACCAAGCACCGTATGTTCCGATTCACCAATAGGTTGATCTTTGATATCTTCATCCGGTTCTCGTCCGCGTGCAAGTTGTCTTTCTCTTCTACGCTGTTCTCTCGGCGTGATAGATCCAGAAACTCTGGAAAGAGAATCCATCCCCATCGTTAAAAATCCAGCCTCACCGGCTTGCTCTCCTTCTTCACCGGCAGCGGACGCAGACGACGATGACGACGACTCGCCGGCAAATGCTGCGGGTGGAGGTCGAATCTTGATTTCTTCTATCGGTATATTTTCAGGAATACCCATATATTCAAAATTAATGTATATCATTTCATCTTCTGGGTAGGTGCGGATTTCAATCATATCCTCTTCAAGATTAGTGATCATACCTGTAATAATTGCTGGAACATCGCCACCGAATCGAATATCCACCCAAGTAGAGACGACTAAATTATTTTGCCGCGCGTAACCTTTTTCATCCGCTCGACTTAAAAGTTTAATTGTAGTTATACTTTCATCGGTAAGTTGTCCGGTTGCGTCAAGTTTCAAATCAATTCGTTCGAGAGAATCAGCGTCGATAAGTTTTATTTTGCGAGAGGATACATAATCAACTAAAAATATATGGTCGTGTATTTCTTGATGCGTTGGTGCGATGATCTGGATAATATCGCCGAGTTCGATCGTTAATGAAAGAGCCTCGCCTGATTCTTCTTGCTCTTCTGGATCTTGCGGTGGATCTTCATACGCCTCTTCTTGGGATGGGTCTTGAATATCAACCGGCTCAAAATCCATGTTATGATATATATAGTTACTATTATATCTATATATTTTGTCGTGTATATTTTCTGGTATATAATTTACAAAATGGTGTTATAACAGAATAACCGATATAAAGATTACTTGTATGATAATATAGTTACTGATCATCATGTTTTCTATATCCAACGCTGAATTCCCTGACTTGAAAGACTTCGTTGAAAAGGTGAAGTCGAAATTTTTTGAAAATAATGAAGGTCGAGAATGGTGTTCTGATCGAGGGTTCCTACTTCACTTCTCTAAAACCGACACGACATCGTCGTCCTCTGAATCGGATGGGTTTTATACACTAAAATATGACCGTGCTAAATTGACCGCTGAACAGTATTCCGCTATGGGAAGGTTTCGTTCTGTGGTCTTCGATTCGAATGGTAATGTTTGTTGTGTTGCGCCTCCAAAGATGCTTACATTAAGTGATGAGTTTAAGAGTCATGAAGTAAATTCGGCAAGCAGCAACCTAACTGCGGAAGAGCTAGTTGAAGGAATAATGGTGAATTTGTTTTGGAAGTATGACAACGTACATGAAGATCACCATCAATATAGTGGAAAGTGGTACATGGCTACAAAAAGTTGGGTCGGTGAAGTGTCATTTGATCATATTATTCAAGCGGAGGCACAGGCACAGTTGGCGGAAGTGGGAGAGACTGCTGTGGAATCCGGCGAGTTTGGTAAAGAAGAGGCTTCGGGAGCAGCAGACGAACCACGCGGATTTCAGAAGTTGGGCGTGAAAGAGGTTTTACGCCGTCGAATTTGCGATGTATTGAGTTTGCTTCCAGGCGGTCTTGATTCTATCCCAAAGAATTATTGCTATTCTTGTGTTGTCCAGCATCCAAAGAATCAAATCGTCAATAATATTACTGTTCCAAAGTTGTATCTCGTTGCGGTTTATGAATTGTCTCAGGTCGATCCTACCGCAGGAGTTGACACAGGCGTGAATGTCGTTCGTATTGATCGTGACATCTTTTCCAAGAATTTCGGTGGTTCAGTTTCATATATGCCTTCAACGCTCACATGCGTATCTGATGAAACTACAACTGAAACGACGCACACCGTAGAAGACTACTGCAAGATGTATGCGTCGACTGATACTCGTAGTGTTTCTTTGCCAGGTGTTGTATTTGTGGATAAAGATACCGGCTTCTGCTATAAGAAGCGTAATCCCAAATACGAGAGCGTGAAGAAACGCAAGGGAATGGAGCAAAAACTGTCGGCTCAGTATCTTCAATTGCGTAAAGATCGTGCGATTGATGAGTATTTGAAGTATCATCCTCAGCATTCTCGGGCATTTCAGCAGATTCGCGAACGTCTTCACGAATATACTCAGAAGTTGTATGACGCATATATTGAGCATTATGTAAAGAAGAATGCGAAGCCTTTGAAAGAGTATGACCGCGAATTGAAGATTCATATGTATAAGGTTCATTATGATGTTTATTTGGCGAAGATGAAGGAGAACGGTGTTTTTGTAACGAAGCATACGATAATTGACTATGTGAATCAATTAGCGGTGGCGCAACAGTTGGTATGCGTGATTGCGACACCTTTGCCGGTTCGCGATAGTATTTCGAAGATGGGGGATGGAGATAACTCGTTTCAAAAACATCAGAAGAAACAAATTGTCAGGTCACAACAAAATGGTGAGAATAGCGCTGACGCGAAAAGCGGATTTAGAAACTCACGCGCATCAAGAGGCGGACGTTCGGTTCCTTCACTTTCTGTTCAAATTCCTCCCAGGACAGCAAACGATGAGAATCTTACAAAGGAAGAAGTCAGTATGAAAGGATCAAAGGCGACTGGAAGCGTGAAGGTTCAAAACCAGTTTGCCGGGTTGGACGTGGATGAGTAAAGTAAAGGTAAAATTGAAATCGTTTGATAATATTATCATATTATTATCAAATCATGTCTCGTTCGTTATCCAGTCACGGTCCTCTTCCTTCCACACCTCCTTCGACACCTTACCCAGAAGATACATCGGTATTTTTCGGATGGTATTCAGAAGCAGCACAGCAACTCATGGTAAACAATCCAAGTCATCATAAAATTAATGGTAAGGTCATTATGCGCCCGCCTTATTGTTACTGGCTACAAGGCGATAAAAAGGTCCTCATTACGGAAGTGACACATTCGAGTATTCCAACCCCACGTCAAGTTGCGAATGGCGACGTCTGTGTCGGACAGGTTGATAAATATATCGGAAGAACGTATTCTAGGTTGTAGTGAAGTAATTATTTGGGTGACTGCTACTTTAACTATCGGTTTGTACTTTCTATCGCACTTTGTTGCGAGTGCGACGGGTTTTGTGTGCCGCTTTTTTTCGTGATTTCATGACTTGAAAACGTAATAACTAATATAATCGTAGATTATTTATCACGGGAATAGAATAGAATGGAATCGAATGGAATCGAATGATGCCTAAAAACGGATGGTTCCGCCGACCATTCCGCCGACACTAGGGCGACCAGACCAGCCACCACCGACTTGGCCTTCGGCCCATACACTTCGGTTTGGACCGCCGACAGTCACGCGACCGGTGCCGCTGTATCCGTTGTTATTGGCGTTGAAAGAGCCGGAGAAACCCGCGGGGGAAGTGCGGGGGTTGGGGTTAGGGATGTGGATAGTTTGCATCGAAGGAGTGAATGAGAGATAACGAACGGAGTGAGTTTCAAAGAGCTTTTTATGATAGTATTGGAGAAAATAGTTTTATGTTAGTTTTTACGTTTGATATCTGCTGTGCCAATACATATCTTTTGGTAGAAGCTGAACTGGAACGTATTTGGGTGTGAATGAAGAAAAACGAAGCATAATGGAATCCAACCGAATGTTTAACTTAGATATGTATAATTATTTTCTAGATGTTCTTCGTCGTCGTTGCTGACGACGACGTTTGGTTGATTTACGAGTTTTAGTTACGCGTGGTTTCGATGAACGAATTTTACCTCCTACTGCCGATTGAGTAATAGTTTGTTCAATTAGAACATTAATACCTTCAAGCGTCATACCTTCATCAAACCATTCAACAGCAGTTTGAGAATCAGCTATTTGATTAGGATCTATAACATAAGTATCACTAGCGGATAATGTCCGCATTATAGTTGTAAGAGAAGTAGGGTTCTCCTCCTGTAATTGTTTACTACCATCTTCTCGTGATAATTTAAAGATTTTAACTTCTACTTCGTCTGCGGCGCGTTGCCTCTGGTGAGGAACAGCCATGGGTGGTGGTGGCATATGCTCATAAAACCCGGCCGGGTGGCGCGGGTTAAGTTTGGAGGCGTCTATAATCATAATACGTCCTGAATACCTCGCATTTAATCTTCTTTCATCTTTCGTGCTATCAGTAACATTAATCAAAAATACAATCTTATCTTTGGATTTTTTACAAAGAAGCAGTTTTTTACACTTATCCTCATTAGAATGTTTAAAAATAGCTTTAATCTGCCCAGCTATAGGGACATCGCTGATGCTACCCGTTTCAGCTAAAAGACCAGCTACAACCCACGATTCTGATTCATCATGTTGACCAAAATTTTGTAAAAAAGACTTTAAATTAAAATAGTTCCGCTCATGGCTACGTAAACTTTTTGGTCTTGTTAAGATTGGTGGAATAGTATTACCACTATAATTCGGTATTCTTGAAATATATTCTTGATAGGTTGTATAATCTGGTATGATGTGTGGTATAAGAGTTCCATCAACTTGACGTGGGGGGAGAAGGGGAGTCCTTACCTCAGACATATTTTCTCTATACATTACACACTGATTAAAATAATTTCAGCCATCGCCTCCCCCTAAAACAATTTAGCCTCTGCGTGTTGAAACGGTCTCGCGGCCTTCTCCACCACCAGCGGTTCCGGCATGAACATCGCCATCCTGTCAAAAAACTTCACCTCCGGTAATTGCTTCAACTGGGGGACGACGGGCGCCTGTGGTTCAACAAGGTTCGTCGAGTTAATGCCGAATAATGCGGATTCGATATCCACAGAGTTCTTGGCAAAATGCTCGCGAGACATCTTGGTGGGGAGGATGCCAACACTTTCATAGGCGAGTGCGGGAGCGTATGCTTTTCCGGCATAGCTATTTTCAAACGCGACATAATTGCGCGCAAGGTTTTGGGAGTTTTGCTCGATTTTAAAATCGGTGCGTGTATTCTTGTTTCGTGTAGATGCCATGGTAAAGTGATGCGCGAATATGATATATAATATTATAACAATCGTATTATTATATTATATTATTTATTATTTATGATTTCGCCTAAAACATCGTGTTCCAGCATTCTATAATTTCATCACGTAGGGGGTGCGGTATTTCTTCTCCGTGTTTAGCATGGCGAAGACATTTATGAAAAAGGTCGAACAACTGGAATGAAAACATCATACAAAAAATCATTTCAGCGTTATTCAAAGGCGATGATAATGTTTTCGAGGTAGATGTAGAACCTTCTGATACAGGGACATCGTCTTCATCAGTTTGGACACCACCTACATTCGAGTTATACAAAGGATGTGCCTCGATTAACTCTCGAATGCCAGCATGTTGAATATATCTCTCGTAAAGGTCATTTATAACAGCCGAAACAATCTCGGGGTGATATTCATCATCAGTAATACCGAATGCTTGAAGAAACTGAATACGAAATAGCGTATCTTGATCATCGAGATCTTCGATCATTTTATACGTTGGAACAAGATCATAGTTGTATCCAGACAGATCGACTTCACTAATTACGATGTTGTGTTCTGTTATTGCTGTGACGCTCGTTGATTCTAGCTGTGTGACCTCTTCTTTAATTGGTTCAAGAACGGTGTGTTCGAGAGATTCTGATGATGATGACATGAGACTACGTGTATTTTATATATAGAAGTATGAATATACTTTTATATGTTATCAGTTTTTATATATTATTGTACCGCAATACCCCTAGATTATTATGTTAATATGAATTCCCTAGCGCGACCCACTAAATAAATGCTCCTGATCGCGAACCAACTCGCGTGAAGGCACACCTCCGCGAATCCAGCCATTCACCGCCGCGCCTTCCACATAATTTGCCGGATTGTTAATCGTCGCCTTAAATTCCTCTTGAAGAGGATACTCCGAATGGGCGGAATTCATTTGCTCAGACAACTGCGTGATGCTCTTCTTATTGGTGTTCATATCACCATGAAGCATCCTCGACTCAAAATCGACATTTACGGCGCCACGTCCTAAATAAGGGACGGTCTTGAAGGGGCGTTCAAGTAGGCTCAACTTACACTTCGCATGAGTATTCAACCTACCGATCGTGAGTTCGGAGTTGGTATCGATGTTGCATCCACCAAAACCAGTATGGTGACCACCCTTGTAAAATACGTTGGGCTGGCTGGTCGCGAATTGAATCGGGCGCTCCATCTGACAATCCGTAGAAAAAAAGTTGTTCAGCGCATAGTTGGCCGCATTCAAGTTTTGAACGTTGCGTTGCGAGAGATCACCGGTATCGCATCCGATACGCGACATATTATCAAAAGCAAAGTTATGAACGTAGGCCATTTTCGTGTATTTCTTTCTTGTAATCTATGCATATAAATAAATATTTAGGTGTGTCCGTCTAAATATCTATTGTCTGATGTCTGATGTCTGATGTCTGTTGACTCGGATGTTATCATTTGAACTAATGTCCAACAACCCCCCCAAGACGCGAATTAATTCGCCCACACGCAAACTCATCTCCCTCTTTACACGATTTCATCTCTCCATAACAGAACTTCGCGAATGCGTCTTGGTCATTCGGTATACGTGTATTCGCAACAGGATGAAATTGGCGCATCGATGAATCAAATACCGCATTATCACCTAAAGTTCCGAACAATTTACCATATGTTTCCTCTGGTGTATGATTCGGGGCTTCCGCGGGAACATTCGATCCTTGGTATATTACGTTACTGGCATTCGTGTCGAAACTTCCGCTGACGAATCGTTTGGTTGCTTCATTTATATCCGCTTCTACGGCGGGATTAAATGATGGCGCAGCATTACGACGTTGAGGGTCATCGCCGATTTCAGGAATAAGTGGGTTCATCATCGGGTTCTGTGGACGAGGCGCCGTAAATTCATCCCGCATAAGCTCATACATCTCTGGTTTGTCGATATTATTCGAGAAACCTTCTTTTGTTTTCAAGATCTGTTTGGCCTTTTCTGCTTCCATACCGGCCTTGCCCTTATGAACAAAATTATAAATGATTACAATAATTCCTAAAGTAATTGCGCCTAGAATAAAGAGCGAAAAGGATGATGTGAGTAAGTAGCCTAAAATGGAGGCGAGGATAACGAACCGGGTGATTGCGTTGAGTTTGGCGGGCGCTTCCATCGATTTTTGTGGCCATATCTCACGAATATATTCCTTGTTCATGAGAACAGCGGGATCTTCTATCCAAAATACTTGGTCTTTGCTCATTCTTTCGTTCGCGTGAATGGAATGGAATATGGTGTCGTCTAATTTGATACTATATAATATACTTTAATACTTATATATTATGTAGATTGTTTGTTCGTCCGTCGCTTCCGCGTTAGCGTTCACATCTACCGAATAAACCCTGATACGACTCGGCTTAATCATTTTTCTGTTTTGTGAAAGAAGATGCCGGTGATGGTGTGGGTGGAGCCGATGACGATGGTGCCGCCGGCGCACGTGGTGTCTTCGCCGGTTTCTCACCTGACGTGAATACCGCAGTAGTCGCACCAGATACGGCGGCCGCAGCCGCAGCCGCAGCTTGTTTATCCTGAACCTTCTTCAATAATCTCTCGCGCATCTGTGCCTGTTTCATATTTTTGTTCAGTTGTGATTGCATCGCCCCGAAATTCACTTTTCCGCCGCCACCCATGCCTCCCGGCATATTCATCCCCATCTTACTCAACATACTCGCCAAATTATTCATACCCGGCATATTCTTCATCTTTGACATAAGCTCGCTCGCCTCTTGCATAATCTCGCTCTCCTTCAATTCACCGGACTTCAACTTGGAATCAAGTTTGGAACCAACTGTCTTAATAATCCCCGACAATTTGGTAGGATTTTTTAGAAGCTGCTGGAACACCCCCTTCATCGATGTCTCATTCTCCATGTCGAGGTTAAGATCAGCGGCAGTCTCTTCCGCGATTTCCTTGGCAAGCTTTCCAATCTTTCCATTCAAGATGCCGGAGAGATGCTCATGGATCGAACTCGCGTCAGGCATCGGGTGGGCAGACCCAGTTTGACCCGACGACTGTTCTTGCTGCTGCTCCTGCGCAGCATGTCCTTCAAATGCCTGATTCATAAACTCGGTTGCCTTCTTAAATGTTTCATCCAGATTCGGAGGTGCCGACCCGTCTTCCGCCCCTCCAAACATCGATCCCATCTCACTAATCACCTCTTCGAGTTTCGTCTTCAATTCGTTATTGTCGATGGCTTCGAACAGCTTCGCGGTGTCGCCGAATGATCCCATATCCGAGAGATTATTCACGATTGAAAAGAGTATCAATTGGAGATACTTCCAGATCGTGTCTTTTGTGTTCTCAGTAATATCTTCGGTTGCCCAAATCTCTCGGAAGTCGACCCCGGGAAGAAACTCAGTGCTCATGGTGCTCGTCTCCGTCTCGGTTTCTGTGTCAGGTGCTGGTGCGGCCGCCGCAAACATCGCATCATTCTTATACAGAATATCAAAAAAACGGACAGGATACACGCTTTTGCAGTGCGCATATAGTTCAACATACAACTCTTCAGGCATCGGCTTCATCTCGTGAGAGTATCCTAAATACGGCGCAAGAACCTCATGGTATTCTGGAAAAGTCCCGTCAATATCACGCAGAAAATCAAGGATTATCGTTTGAAATTCAGCACTGACATCGTTAATCGTAACAGGCTTCGATGACGTATTCGAATTCTTTGGCTTATGCTTGTGTCCGGATTTTCCCGGTTTCTTATGCTTTTGACCGCCCATGTTTTGTGCTATAACTGTGAATATGTATTATTATATATCAAATATTTAAGTTCGTTAGTGCTTGTTTTTATATAAAAAATTGATATGGTTTTATTTATTTTTAATGAAACCAACATCACAACAAACGATGAACACGCTAGAACATGAAGAGGATTATCAACACTATCAGCAGCAGCAGCAGTATAATCTGGATCAACATGATTCAGCGACAGTAATAGATATTCTTACCACGCCCTATCCCATTCCACGATTCAAAAACAAAGAAGAAGAAGATGTATACGCCCGAACGCATACCCGCAAGTGTTCGAAATGCGGAGCTGAAAAGGCACTCACCGAATTTGCGAACAACACATCAGGTAGTCAACCATATGACAAACACGGTTACCGTCTTAAACGGCCTGAATGTCAAGATTGCACAAAATCCGCAAGTAAAGGTCTTGCTGATGCACGTCGTGCCGCAAAAAAACTGGGAATAGCCACCAAACCTAGCGAGCACGATGTTTGCGCGATTTGCCATAAAAAAGGAGATGACCGTCACGGTCTTGTATTCGACCACGACCATATCACAAATACTTTTCGCGGGTGGTTATGTGACCCATGTAATCGGTCGATGGGTGGACAAGGCGACAAACTGGAAACACTCGTCGCGCGTTTTGACTATATTTGTCGCACCGACCAGCGCCACGATTTTGTGCTTCGGGAAACGGTGCGTGTTGCGCTCGATGCCGCCAATCGAAAATTCCCAGAAACGACGACGAAGCCGACGATCGATGAAATCATCGCGTTTATTACGGGGCAACACCGCGCTGAGTAAGTAAAAACACAGACACAGACATGTATGAATGTGGATAATTTCATACATGTTTTTTATTACATGACCTAAAAATAAAATGCTGGTTGGATCAACGGGCAGTAGAAGAACGTTTGCTCTTCTTATCCTTCCGCTTATTATTCTTTTGAGCAAGTTTTTTAGAAATACGGCGTTTATGGGTAGTTCGAGCGGACTTTTTCAGATATCTGCTGCGACGCTTGCGGGTGCGGGAGCCGCCTCCTGCTGCCGGTGCTGTGAGTGTAGGCGTTTTAGTAACATAACCAAACGTTTTAGACATCATTCGAATCTTATCTGCTCGATTCTCCACCACATCCTTTGGTTTTACTTTATATTCAAAAACATAATCTTTATTTTCGATTTTAAGAGGTAATCTTTGTTTCATTTCTGTCTTTTTCGATATTGGAATTGGGGTTAAAATATAATTAGCAAACATCGGGTTTCTACAAGCAAACTTACTGCCCTCTAATACGGTGGTGTCCTCTGTTCTACCAGTAAATATGTTGTAATCCTTAGGAAATTGGCTTTGTTTCAACATAATGCGTCCAATAAATTTGTCACTTACTCCATTTTCCGACAATTCAAGTATCAAAAAACAACATCCAAAACGTTCTTTAACATCATATTCCTGATCATCTATTTTTGATACATCAACACAATAATAGTTTTGATCATCCGCCTTCACTTTTACACCTACATATCCTTGCGGCTTGTGACCAAATATAATGTCTCTAAAATCTTTTGTATGAATAAATTGTTTTGCTATACTGTCTTTTAAATTTACTATGGTTCCACCACCCTGAACCTTAATGCCGGAAGCAGCCTGATATTGATTAAACCCGGCGAGTCCAAATGACACAGTAGCTAATTGCATATTTGCGCCGGTTCTTCTATTATTTTGATATGCCCAATAACTTCCGGATGTCATACCTGATACGCATTCAAGTAATTCCCTCCCTTTTACAGGATCACTACGATGAGTTCGGATTAGTTCCCTGAACGATTGATTAAATTGACGCAATCCTTCATTAATTTCTACCTTATTGGCTGATTTTATGTCAGAATCTTTAACGTTCCCTTCAGTAGCATTCGCCTTCTGCTCATCCACGGACGAATCTTTTGCTGCGTTATATTGTTCCTCATAAATAGCACCAGGTATAGTTGGAATATAACCACGAGGCGGTAATGAATGCATAAATCCGAACTTACCTAGGTCGCCTGCGTCGATACACGCTATGAGATGACCATTCATAAGTAACTTTTCAAATATACCATTAAATTCTGGAACATCACAATCAATAGCTCCAGCCATCACCTGGACCAGATATACGTATATATATGATTTGTCTCCGAGACTAATACGTGCAATGGCGTCTGGTGGAAATCCTTTTGTTGTAAGATATTCATCGACTAAGAATACCCATCCATAGTATTCGGTCATTGACGACTCTTTTACATATATAACTCTTTCTAGACATCCTTTTTTTTCCGATATGTTTGTAGGGTGAAGATCCCACATATAGTCAAAATCAGCCGCATCATTACGTTCAAACGCAAATTCAAACCCATTAAATGCGTCATTAAATCCCTTGTGATCGTGTGTTAAAAATCTATTCACCCTCTCTATTAACTCTGTCATACACACACCTGTTGGCTGTAATTCATAAGGCAAACGTTCTAAAATTAAATCGCGATTGCCTGTAATCAATATAACTCGGGTTGGGTTATCCTTTTTTAACTTTAAAAGTGTTGTCGCAAGCTCAATATTATTGGGACCGTCGCCAAAAACATCGCCTAAATAAACCAGGATTACATTCTCTTGAAGACTTAAAGTACCGTCTTTATTAACGGTCAAATATGCGTTTAACTCTGTCAAGTTGGAAACAGTAGGTGTTAGAACATTTGTTTGACTTTGACTTTCTGGGTTTGCGTTAGGTGGGTAAATTAATTTTTTCAAACTAGTTCCTTCAAGATCTCCCACACACACAATTATTGTTCCGGGACCGGCTTCATAGTTTCCGCTTTCGGCATTTTCTTGCTGCTGTTCTTGGGTTAGTTGAGGAACTGCTGGTGCTGGTGCTGGTACTGGTACTGGTACTACTGGTACTACTGGTACTACTTGTGGTGCTTCCATTTTGAACTACTGTTATTATATATACATAATGACAATATTTTATTTATTGTAATTGGATTATAATTTCATAAATTATACTACGCCCTCGGAATCTTCACACCCAACACAGACTGGATTTTATTCACGTGGGTCGCATTATATACGCAAGTTCCGCCGCGTTCAATCTCGGCGATGATACTAACGTCCATATTACACTTTTGCGCCAATTCCTTTTGCGTGAGTTTTTTTTCGCAACGCGCGGTTCGGACAGCGTCACTTGTCGCTTTGACAACGTATTTGGTCTTTTTTGCCATGTCAGCGTCGTCGCAGGCGCCGGTGCCGGTGCCTTTTGACGCGGAAGTGGTTGCCGCGATGACAGCGGACGCGGAATTCTTGGTAGCGGCCATCGATGCGAGTGTTGGTCTGGATGCTGCCGCATCTTTATATGACGACACCGT